CCTTTAGCGTATAAAGACAAAGATAAATTTGGAGACTGTGAGCCTTGGTGTAAAGAAGGCGATTGGGTCTGTATAGGTCGATACGCGGGGGCACGATTTAAGATAGATGGTGGAGAGATACGCATCATCAATGATGATGAAGTTATAGCCACTATTCAACATCCCGACGATGTTTATAATGTTTAGGAGATAATATGGAACAAGAAAAAGCAGCAGAAAAAACAGAAGAAGCCGTTGAAGTAGCGGTTGCTGATCCTTCTATAAAAGAACAACAAGAGCAAGAAGTAGAAGTAGAGGTTCAGACAGATGACAAATCTGAAGCTGAACCAGAGAAAAAAGAAGATGAGTTAGAAAGCTATAGTAAAAATGTTCAAGCAAGAATTAAAAAGCTCACAGAAAAATATCGTAAAGAGGAGCGGGATAGAGAAGAAGCTGTTCGTATCTCACAAAGACTTCTTGAAGAAAACAAACAACTCAAGCAAAGAATGGACAATCTTGATCAAGGTTATCTATCAGAGTATGGCACGAGATTAGAATCGCAAGAGGATCAAGCAAAAAGGGCGTATGCTGAAGCACATCAAGCAGGTGACAGCGAAAAAATGTTTGAAGCTCAGAAAGCTTTGTCAAAAATAGCTATTGAACAAGAACGATATAGATTAGCTAAAAATCAATCTGAAGCAGCTAAAAATCAACCAGAAGTAGAGCAACCTGTTGCACAAACACCACAACCACAACAGCAAGTTTCGCCAAAGGCAAAGACTTGGGCAGAAAAAAATGAGTGGTTTGGTGACGATGAAGTGATGACACAAGCTGCTTTTGTGGTACATAATAAACTAATTCAAGAAGAAGGGTTTGACCCAGAGAGCGATGAGTACTATAGTGAGATTGATAGACGCATGAGACAAGAGTTTCCTCATAAGTTTGAAAAGCAGAAAACGAGCAGTGGAGTTCAAGTTGCTTCTGCTAATTCCACAGCATCTCGTAATACGCAGCAGAAGCGAAGATCGGTAAAACTATCGCCTTCTCAGATAGCGATAGCTAAAAAATTAGGAGTACCTCTTGAAGAGTACGCAAAATATGTGAAGGACTAAGTGATGACAGATAGAACACCGAGAAATGATACGACCCGTGAAAAAACTTCACGCAGAAAGCCGTGGGCACCACCAAGCAGGTTAAGTGCACCTGAACCTCCAGAGGGGTACAAGCACAGATGGATCCGTATAGCTACTCGTGGCGATGATGATAAGGTCAACGTCCACGCAAAGATTACGGAAGGGTGGGAACCAGTTAGAGCAGATGAATATCCCGAAAGGGACTTACCGACCATAGATGATGGAAAGTACGCAGGAGTAATAGGAACAGGTGGATTAATGCTTGCCAGAATGCCTCTTGAAACAGTCAAGGAGAGGAATGATTATTTTCGAGGAAGAACTCGTGAACAAATGACTGCCGTTGATAGCGATCTAATGAAAGAGCAGCATCCTTCGATGCCAATCACAAATGATCGTCAAAGTAGAGTTTCATTCGGGGGTCGTAACGACTCCTCTAATAATTAATTCTTAATAGGAGCTATAAATGGCGAACTCAAACGTATCTTTTGGCTTGAAGCCTATTAATGCTATGGGGGGAACTTTCCCTGGTGGCACTAATATGTACTTCATTGCCAGTAATGCGTCAGCTATTTTCCAAGGTTCACCCGTTCAAGCAGAGTTATCTGGTGGTACAATCCAAGTTTTAGGAAACGCCACTGGTGATACAAAGCAAATTTTGGGCGTGTTTGCCGGCTGTGAATATGTTGACAACACTACAAAAAAACTAAAATTTTCCAATACATGGCCCGGCTCTGGGTCAGCAGACACTAATCATGACATCAAAGCGTTTATCTACGATAATCCGATGCAGCGATACATTATTTGTTCCGATGGTACAAATACTGATAGAGCTACCGCAAAGGCAGATGTCTTTAAGACTGCTGAAATAGAGAACGCCACGAGCGGAAGCACAACAACTGGTATATCAACTGCACAGATTGATATCTCAACAGCAGAGGATTCTGATCCGTCAAATCCGTTGTTGATCCTAGGTCTTCAAGAGGATGTAGAGAATCAAGATCATAGTGCTGCAGGTATCCAGTACATCGTTAAACTTAATAATCATGTCTTCTTCAGTTCTGTTGGAGATCCTGATGCAGCAATCTCATAAGGGGGTATAACTATGGCGATATCTAGAGCACAGTTAGCCAAAGAGTTAGAACCAGGTTTAAACGCCCTCTTTGGCATGGAGTATGGTAGATACGAGAACCAACACTCTGAAATTTACACAACCGAGTCTTCAGATCGAGCATTTGAAGAAGAGGTAATGCTTTCTGGTTTCGGGGCAGCACCCGTCAAGCAAGAAGGTTCAGGAGTATCATTTGATGATGCAAACGAGTCTTTCACTGCTCGATACAACCATGAAACCATTGCTTTGGCTTTTGCGATCACAGAGGAAGCCGTAGAGGATAATCTCTATGACCGAATCTCTGCGAGATACACAAGAGCACTTGCCCGATCAATGTCTCATACAAAGCAAGTGAAGGCTGCAGCCGTTCTTAACAACGCTTTTGACTCAACCGTAACTGGTGGAGATGGAAAAGAGTTGTGTGCCACTGATCACCCGTTGATCAATGGAGGAACTTTTGCAAACGAACCGTCAACTGCTGCAGACCTTAATGAAACATCTTTGGAAGATGCGTTGATTAACATCGCAGGTTTCGTAGATGAGAGAGGTCTAAAAGTGGCACTTCGTGGTACAAAACTAATAGTTCCACGACAGCTACAGTTCGTTGCAGAGAGACTAACAGCTTCAACACTACGACCAGGATCATCAGACAATGATGTGAATGCTATTCAGTCCAGAGGGATGATGTCACAAGGCTATGCCGTGATGGACTTCTTGACTGACTCAGATGCTTTCTTCATCTTGACTGATACTCCTAGAGGGTTCTTGCATTTTGAAAGAACACCTCTTTCAACTAACATGGAGGCTGACTTCGATACAGGTAACATGCGTTATAAGGCTCGTGAGAGATATTCCTTCGGTTTCTCCGATCCACGATGTGTGTTTGGGTCACCTGGAGCCTAGGCTTCATGTCTTTCCTCCAAACTTTAAAGGGCGAGTAAAATCGCCCTTTATTTTTGCGTAAAAGTAATTTAGTATTAATTAAATTAACCTTGACAGTCATTTAATGTGGCTGACATTTGCCAAGACAAGGAGAATCACATGGCTAATACAACTTTTTCAGGTCCAGTCAGATCTGAAGGTGGTTTCAAAACCATCAATAAAAGCACCACTTCTGGTGCTGTAACAGAAACAGGTTTCTCTGTAAATTCAACAGGACAGCTTATTTCTTTAGGTTCACGAAAAATACAAACCTTTGCGGGCACTCTGGCAAGCACAAACGCAGCAGATACAGCGTACGCAGACGGAGACTGTCTTGTAGAATTAGGAACTTTAAATACAGATCATCCCGATGAGCTAGTAACAGCTACAAAGTTTTTCATTCATAAGGCGGTGATTGGTATCACAACAGCAGCGGGTCAGACATTAGCAGGTAACCTAGCGTTAAGTGCTACCTCTGGCACAGCGACAAACGCAGCTGTGTCGGGCACTGAGATTGTGGGAGCGGGTGTTGCAGCCTTCTCTACAACATTATCTGCAGCTCTATCTGTGACTGAGATTGACATAAATTTTAACGCTAGTGCGGGAAACTTTCATGTGTTTGAACCAAATGTGAGTGCAGCTATAGCTAATACTGCGTTGTACGCAAGAGCTACAACAACAGTGAACGCAGATATCACAGCAGGTAGGTTTACAGTTGAGCTAGAATACTCAGTATATTAAGGAGGTCAACATGGCTGATGCAGTAGCCTCACAAACGATAATTGATGGTCCTAAACAAGTTGTAATGAAGTTTACTAACATAAGTGACGGCACTGGAGAAAGTGCTGTAACTAAAGTAGATGTTAGTGCTTTGTCTAAGGGAACTGACGGTGCCACTTGTACTGGAGTGTCTATAGAACAGATATGGTGGCAGTGCACGGGTATGCGAGTGAGTATCTTCTTTGACGCTACGTCAGATGTTCTAGCGATACAGCTTGGTGAAAACCAGAGTGGTCATCATAATTACACAGATTTTGGTGGTATACCCA